CGCAAGTAACCCGCTGTATATAATCGCCATACCATTGGATGAATGACTAGCTAAAATAATCATATTAATTTACCCCTCATTATTTGATTCGTAAATTATACCAGATAGTATGACTTTTTCGGTTTTAATCGTAAGCATAATATTTCAGGCCGCTAAACGATTTAGCAGCCTGTGTAGTTTGTGTTGTCATGATTTATGTTCATTGCGTGATCGAATTAAAAGCTTTACCTGTAATCTGTTCATATTGTTCGGCCGTAATTGTGTTGGGTACATAGCTTTCAATTTGAAAACCCATTTCAAAAATGCCTTTTACGAGTTCTAATTGTAATTGATCCATGTTCTATACCTCCTACTTTTGTAACTGTTTGGTTAAAGCATCAATCTTTTGGCCTTGTGCTAAAACCATTTGAGTTAACAGTGCAACTTGTTTCTGTACTTGATAGCTCGGGTTATCCCCTGACCATGTATTAGTATTTGGATTAAAAGTTGCGTTTTCTAGCGGATACTCAACACCATTCAATACCGCTACTGGTTTTATTGGTGTCGAATCTGCTGGCTGATTAACTGAAAAAATCATTCCCGTATAATCGAATGTTTTTGGATCGTAGCCATAAAATGTATTCATTATAATTTCTCCTTTTATTAGTATGGAATCGTCATGTCAAGTCCTGCTGCTGTATAAGTAAATCGAATACTTACCTGATCGGGTGTATCCGCTCGAGCGATTAATTGACCACTTGAATCGATGGAAATTACAACTGGCTTAACTTTATTAACACTGAGTTTAGTATCAGTAGTATTACCTTCTGCTGGGACTGGCAATCCCGTTACAAAAGTAGTCCAACTTGAGGAGCTAACATTAATTAATGCGTTAACCTCAACATGATCTTTCAAGCGGAATGCGGAAAATTTTACCACGTCAACACTCTTTGTTTTAGGTGTAAGGCTATAGGCGATGTTATCGCAAACCCATTGTGACCAATGTTTATCTTGAAGTTTAGTAAATTGTTTCCAAACCACCATGTGGTTATCGTTAACTGATGTTAACTTAAACATTCCTGAATTATGAGCACCAGCAGAACATGTGTAGTCCCAAATAAAGTCGCCTAAAAGATTTGGATAATGTAGGGCTTGTGCAATTGATGAATTAGTGTAACGAACTGTTAAAATTCCGGTCAAATGAGCGCCTTCAACCATTTGCGATTCATTTAACCGCCAAGCAACTTCGTCAAGGAATGTCTTTAATTCATCTTCATTATTCACAGAAGTATTCCCAAGAACTGCAAAGCTAGAGTAAACAAAGGTATTAAGAGGATAAGATAGCTGAGAATTTAAATCTTGAAGAAAACTAGCTGCTTTAGAAACCGCTACAGAGTTTGCATTATCTGCAGCAGTTGGCTTAATGAAGTCAATTGTTCCTTGTAGTTTTCGATCACTCCAACCATTGTCATCAAGATTTTTATTAAGCTTGTAGCCGCAATAGCTAATAGAAGTTGAGCCACCACCATCAAGTCGCCAAGCACGAATACAGCCTGCAGCAACAAACTTCTGAGCAAGTTCTTGAGCTGTTAATCCGTTTTCATCAATCCGCCGTCCATCGCAGCCTATAAAGATCCAGCTACCGTCCGGCTTCTCACCTAAACCAACTGCTGGATGATGCTCCGTTGTCTTACCTCCGGCAAGCTCTTCATCTGCTACATTATCATCAAAACCACTCATATCAACTACAACCCCATCTTTTACTAATGGGAAATATACAGGGAAAGCAACCTGTGCTCCATCAGCAATCATTTGGTCAGTCGTTGTCCCATTGGCTAGATACTCTCTGATTGAGCGATCCTTCATGATCGCTAATACTCGCATTCGACCTGGTAATTGTTTACTAAAATCATAAGTAGCTACTGCTTTGCCATCATTGATAATGTTACCTACTGTCCAACCACCATTTTTCGTGCCGCCAATATAAACTCCAGCGCTTCCATTAATTGTAAGCGTCGAATGACTTTCTTGAGCATGACGGTTAGGAGAAAAGGTTTCTTTTTCAAAATGATAACTTGGCATAATTAAATTACCTTGTTCATCAAATTTAGGTACTTCTACCGTGTAGATAGTTGTGTGATGATCATGATCTCGAGATCGTTGCCAAGTAATTTCGTCATAATAGGTATTACCAGTTGAGTTAATTTGCTCAGCTTTTAATCCATTATCTAGCGGAATACTAAAGCCAACTGGATTAGCAGTTACTTTATAAGTAGTTGCTCCTCCATCGTTTTCGGTATAATAACCACGAGTTTCAACAGTAGTTCCTTCGGCAAGAGTTGAATCTTTCTGCATATCAACCACAGTTGCATAGGCACGATTACCACGCTTATTAATTGAATCAATTGTATCTTGCAGTTCTTTTTGGATCGCCTGCTTAAACGCCTCTGCTTCCGCCTGTGTAAACAAGTTATCCTGTTTAGTCTTAGCTTCTAGGGCATCTAAACCATTCTGAACAGTAACCCCTAATGCCTTCAACGTGTTCATTGATTGTGTAAACTTATCAACGAAATCACTGGTCATCTTAGTGAGCTTATCAGTGCTATCCTGGTACTTTGTTTCAATCTCATCAATTAACTCTTCGACCGGTGAAATATACGTTCGTGGCACCAACCCATCAATGACCTTATCGGCAAGGACATCGAGGTCGAATTCCAAGGTAGTGATAGAGTTGCCGTCTTTGAGAATACGAAAAAAGGCTTGGCGATAAGAACCAGCGACTGTGAAGGCATGACCGGGCATGTCGAAACGAAAACGGCCGGCAGTTGGGTCAAGGGCAACGTAGCCTTTATCATCAATTATCCGGAAGTCGCCGGCGGAATTCTTCGGAAGTAAACCTTCAAACCAGACGTTGCATCCGGTTAAATCTAGGGGTGTCCCGTCTTCGTTCTTGATATTGACAAAGACTTGCCGCATACTTCGCTCATACTGACGCGCTTGGACCCAGTTAGTATTACTATCATCAAAGTTAACCTTGAAGTCTTGGACATTGTCAACATGCGGACGCCGGTCTTGACCGATCACATAAGTTAAAGTTTGTGACATCAAATCATTCCTTTCTCTTTCAAAATCTGCATGACAGCTTGTTCAATCGTTTCATAGTCGGTCCCCAAAGCCACATGCTCAATTTTCTTTTTCCACGCTTCTTGAACATTTTTTAGTTCATCTCGCGTGGCTTTTTCTTGTTCGAGTTGGTCGAGACGAGTGTTGGTATCCTTTTGAAATTTCTCAAAAGTGGCATCGTCTTTACTATCCTCTTCTTGAATCTTTTGAAAATTATTGCCGATGATGGCTCGGGTATTACGATCCGATGCATTTAATTGTGTCTCTAATTCCATTTACTCACCGACTTTCTTCTTATTAATAGTTCCATCGTCTTCAATGGTGATTTCGTAAATTGTGCCATTGGGAGATTTTAATTTGATCGCGTCATGCACAATTTCGGTGACTTGGTTCAAGGTTTCTTGATCGTGACCATCGATATATGCATGAACTTGTTGATAATTCTGCTGTGATTCGTTAGCAACCTTCTTCAATCCTTTTGCTAAATAATCAATCCAATCCCAGACATCCATCATCAATCACCCCGCATATTCCTTGAGCCAAGTAAAAAGCTTCTTGTCACCGCCATTTTGGTTGGCTTGACTAGAAGCTTCAATACTTTTTTGTGCGTCTTGTCGAACTGAATTAATGGCATCAGTCAACGCCACTTGCCGTGAGTGTTGGTAGTCCAGAATGTTCTGTTCACTACTGTTCAGCGTCACGGAAGTTGGGTTAGCCATGCTATATGGATACCAGTTAAATCCAACCACTGCTTCATTAGTACAGATTGATTGTTCTTTAACCATGATATGGATCATGTCACCAGCAATCGGCTTAAAGTGGCTGTAGGTCGTAACTTCAGCCGATAGCGCTGGATGCGGTTTAATCTTAGCCTTCGCAGATTCGATCATCGAGTTCTTATCGCTAAACCGACCATCTTCAATCGGTTCAGCCGGATATTCACCATACTTCTTAATTGATTCTTCATCACGATACATAAAGGGAGCAAAATAATAATACTCGCTAGATGTCGATGAAGAACTTTCCGAAGTCGTATCGCCACCACTATCACTATCGCCAGCGACAATTGAAGCCATTTGATCATTACGTTCCCACCAAGTTGGCGGATAAGAATCTATCGACTGGGTCATACAAGATTGTCCCGGAGCTGGTTCATAAATCATTGTGCTGTTATTCAATGCCATGCAAATATGGTAAGAACCACCATGAGAACCATAGAAACCCATATCGCCAGTTTGTACTTGCGACCGATCGATCTGCTTACCATATGGCTCCATTGCCACCGTGTAAGCTGGGATATTAATACCCATATCTTTATAAACTTGACTTACAAATGAAGAGCAATCCATGCCACTACGCGGATTACCACCACGAGCACCACCGGCACCGCCCCACACATAAGGAACTCCGAGGTACTGTTTGGCATCATCGACAACTTTATCGGCACCAGCACCACCAGAACCATGACTGTCATCCCCACTAGTCGAAGTATCCACCTGCGTTTCAATCGAATACTTTCCACCGATACACATAACTTCATTGGTGAGACTAGTCGAATCAAACGTCCACTTAAATTCAGTGGTGTTGTATTCATAGTCAAGGCGGTTGCCATAGTCTTTGTAGAATTGATCTTGTGCATACACCCGAATATTTTTATTATCCGGATAAACAATTGCGTTTGGCCACGCCTCAGTGATCTTGCTCAGCATATCCGTCCCGCTGCCGTCAGCTAGTTCTTCGAGTCGAGCAGTAGGAAAATCTCCAATGACCTGATAAGAAAAACCAAGCTGATTACCATCTATCCAATGCTTCAAAACATCTTCAATATGGTATTCGACTTGGTTCTCATCAGAATCTTCTTTGGTTTCATCGGTCTTAGTGACCGTTGTCTTGGTAGTCGTGTTCCCTTCAGTTGTGGTAGTTTCCGTCTTCTGAGCGTTTGGATCATCATCGTCGCCGCTATCATCCCCGCTATTATTGTTATCATTCTGGGTACTTCCATAGACTTTAACGTCCGTCTGCTTGTCAGCATCGGCCGGGTCAATATACGTCTTGTACTTGCGGATCCGTGATAGCTCGAAGTAAACGTGGGTAGCCACGACATCAATCGTGTTGACCTTGCCACTAGCATCGGGCTCGGCTTGCTTGATAATGTACTCCTGACCGTCAAAGAACAACGATGCCTGAGCATCCAGCATTGAGTAGGCGAACGACTTATCATCATGTGCTGTAAATTGGATGCTCCAAGCGGAGTTGACTTCCCAATCGACATAGAAGCTGTCAGGATCAATGCAGTTCAGAGGCTCAGTCTCGGTGCGCCCGACACCCCTAACTGTGACCTTCTCATCAATATTCATCAGATGTAAACAAACGGAAAGCTGAAAGTAATATCAAAACTGTCCGCACCGTCGACAGTAAAATTATTCCATTCAGTAGCCAGGCGAATTGTTCCATAATCGGAATTGGCACTGGCCGGGTTTCCATTAAGCGTGGTAAAGATTCCATCTAAAACAATCGTCTCCTGCCCGTTCGAAGGCTTCTTGTAAGTCCATTCGGTATTAGTCGTAGTGTTGGTGATCTTCAGCGACTGACCACTAAACTTCACGATAATCTTGAGATCAGACTTATATTTCCACGGATCAATTGGCACGTCACTTGCGTTAAAAACCTTAAATTGCTTCGTGGTGAAATGATAATTGTACTGATCCTCATTATTGTGGAGGTTCATACCGAACTGCACCCCATCGTCATCATGACTATAAGTTCCATCACTCCGGTAAAGCGAGTAGCGGAAACCAGACGGATTGTCGAAGTTCATGCTAAACGTTGCATAGTGGGAACCATTCTGATCCGGCTTGATCTCCGGAAGATTGGGGTAAACAAAACGGACGATCGCTGATTCAACGTCCGTCCGCATTCTAATGAGTTCTCGTGATGTGAAAAGTCGGTAAAACTGGTGTTTGGCCAGCTTGTAGTCCTGCCAGTCAGTAAAGAAGAGGCAGAAGTTAGCTGCTACCTGATACCGTGAAAAGGTCGTGTACTGAAGCTTGCTTCCGTCGATCCCCGGAATCTCTTGGTAGGTGTTAGCCAATGCCGGAGTTGAATCATCCCCAAGGAAGGTCAGCCCCTGCACCTTATCCTCAATATTGAATTCGTCTTGATCACCAATCTTCAGATATAGTTCTGGGTTACTTACACTCAAGTTTGATCACCTCCGATAACTCATAAAATCATTTAACCGTTGGTCTCTGGCCATCACAGTATATGCAGCGGACCGGTTAGCTTTCATTCCAAACTTATTGCCAGAATTGATTGTGGCGTTGATCTGTTGCTGACCAACCTGAACAAGCTGCTGAACACCGCTAATCAGCTGATCTAATTTCGATTCTAACGACATGAATTCCTTTCGGCTGATGAACTGGTCGTCTCGTGTTGGCTGAGCGGGTCCATCTTCATGCTTAAATTGAGCCATTACCTCAGATAATAGCTGATAAGCGCGGCCTCGTTTGGAAGCAGTCAGCGGAATGATCATTTCTGGCCGGTTGCCTTCAGCAACACGTGCCAGTTGTTCAACATTAACTGGACCACCGTCAGCATATCCATGAGGAGTCCAACCACGCTTCTCGCCCAGGCCTTCAATATCTGACCGCCAGGTTCTATCAGCAAGTACGGCGGCAATTTGGTCCACCGCAGAGTGAATGTTACTGTGGCGGCCGCCCATGGCTCGTACCGCTGCATTCCAAGTGCTCCATTTGAATTGAAAAAGTCCAATTGGGCGACCCGTGCCATCATGGTCATCAATCCCACCACCTTGGGCAGGATTAACAGTTGATTCGGTATAGGCTTGATGATAAAGACGTTCAATATCATACGCTGATAAGCTTTGGTGCATTGATTCCGCAGCTTGACGAGCCGCCTTAGCAAAGGCTTCTTTTGACATTGTACCGGCTGGGCTATCAGCACTTCTCAGATCTTCGAATTGTTTCTTCACCCAATTGGCTATCTGCTTAGCAATGTAAACCGGAACATTTGTGATCATCGACTGGGCAAACTTAATTCCACTACTTAGGCCGCTCAACTTCTTAGTAAAGACGTGCTCCATGAATTCGACTGGATGAGCCATGATTTTCTCAGCTTGGTCTGTCCAATCATCTACGTCATCCTTCAAGTTAGCGAAGAAGTCACCAACCCCGTTGGCAAACTTCGGCAGACCAATTGCGGACATCAGCTTATGACTGTCCTCGCCGTTCAGGATTGACATCCCCTTCGGCAGGAACGTGATAAAGTTCCGCTTGTTTGGGAACGCACCTATTTGACCCTTGTAGGAATACAATTCGCGCCAATGTGATCCTGATCCATCGTTGACCATCCCAATGGTTGACTTCTTTAATCCATCCGGGTTACCAGCAGTACCAGTAGCAAAAGTAGGAATAGCCGCTGACCATGAGCCACCAAGTTTGCTGGCCCCGATCTTGTCTAGGACCCAGTTAATACCGCCTTGAATATCATCAATCAAAGTCTTGAATGGTTTCAGGACACCATTTGCCAGGTCGGCCATCGCTCTTCCAGCTTTTTGCCTACCGGCTGAAATAGCATCTCCAATTTGGGACATATGATCCTTCCAGGAATCCACAACTTTACCGAGCCAACCACCAGTCTTCTTATTGATGGCGCTATACATATCCTCAAAGATATCCTTATTAGCCCGCGACTGATCCTTGGCTAGACGGCCGGTATCATCCTTTAATCGGGACCAATGACCAGTGACAAGATCATGCCATGTTCTGGTCCGATCCTGAATAACCTTATACATACTTTGAAATGTTTTTGGATGTTGCCTGTACATATTTTGAATAACTCGTGATGTTGACCTATTCATATTGCTATACCAGCGACTGACCTTGTTAACACCAGAACGCGCACTAGATTCCATATTCTTCCAGCCACGTGAAGCTGACTTACGAACATTATTCCAATACTGCTGGTTGCGTTTCTCGTTTTGACGTTGTTCCTTATCACGATTACGCCAATAAGACTTCCAATTTCTGGATAGGCTATTGGTGAAATTACGCCAATTCTTTTCGGCCTGCTTATTAGCTTTGATTTGATCACGGTTAGCTTGCTCTTGATTTTTACCAATTTGTTTAAAAGTGTTTTTGAACCAACGACCAACACTTCTCATTCCATTAGCTGCCGTCTTAGCCAAACCGTTAACAAAATTACGGAACTTCTTGCTATGCTTGTACAGCATTGTAAAACCGACTACAACAGCTTCGATAGCCATTACCCATGGATTAAATCCAAGAGTAACAATTTTTACAACTGTTCCTAAAGTTCTAATGTTATCAGCAAGTTCAGGCAACTCATGACGTAAATTACCAATTCCGTTAAGTAACTTAACACCAGCAAAAGCAGTTAACATCGCTGTGCCGAACACTTTAACAGTGGTTGTATGCTTACCGATAAAAGTAATAACGTTAGCTAATCCGGTCGCTAAAGTACCAAGTCCCTTAGCAATGACTTGTAATCCTCGTTGAGTATCTTTACGACCAAACGCGTTAGCCATGCCTTGAGAAGCCTTAGATAAAGCTGGAAGCATATTCCGACCAATTTCAATCTGAATGGCTTGTGAAGCATATTTAAATCGTTCTTGAGAATTCTTGGCAGAATTCATGTTTTTACGAGCTAACTTACCAACGTAATCCTCTGAATAAGCGGTTTTAAGCTGATTTTCAACGTGTGCTAAAGATTGACTGTTCTTATCAGACAAACTAGCAGTCCGAGAAAGAACAGAAGCTGCATTTTGTGCTGTTTGGCCAAACACTTTATTAAAGAATTCGAGTCGATCTGCCTTGGGAACGTTTTTGTTAATCAGCTTAAAGATTTCATTAACGTTCTTTAGCTTACCTGACTTAGTTTTAAAGTCATCGATCGACATGTTGTACTTCTTCAACGAAGTCTTTGCAGTATCAGTAGGGGCTGCTAAACGAGTTAAAATCCGTTGCAAACCAGTACCAGCTTGAGTAGCCTCAAGCCCATTGTTAGAAAGTACACCCAGAATAGCAGTAGTTTCTTTCAATGAAACACCAGAAGCTTTTGCGGAAGAACCGGCGTAAGTCATTGCTTCACCAATTGACTTAAAACTAGTTGAAGTAACATCAGCACCCTTAGCTAGAATGTCAGCCGCTTTAGCAGTATTCCGCATCATACCAGCAGTAGATTCTGAACGCATACCAAATGCTTCAAGAGTTGAAGTGGTAACCTTCATCGTGTCATCAAAGCTATCACCTGAAGCTCGTGCCGCTTCAAGAATTGACTTCATAGCACCTAACGATTGTTTACCATCATAGCCTCGTTTAATCAGTTCCTGGTATCCTTGCGCGATAGTTTTTTGTGAGTAACCATATTGAACCGAATACTTTTCACCATCGGCGTACATTTGATTAACTTCGCGCTGTACAGATGCAGATTTCTCACCGGCCGTACTCATTAAGTTTTGATTTTCAACCATTGTTTTTTGCAGACTAGCTGCCTTATTAATGGAGGAAACCAAAGTAGCACCAACTGTTGTTGCAGTAGCCGCTAATCCAAACATGTGATTTTTAATGTTGTCAAAACCAGCCGACAAACGTGAACTAGCCATAGAAGCACGGTCACGTAATTTTACAACCGCATTGTCAACCCGAGTAATACCGGTTGGCTGCAATCGATTAATAGTCGACTGCATTGACTTCATTTGATCTTTAGTTTTAGCAATCTCAGTAGCAGTTTTATTTAACTGTTCCCGTTGCTTAATGTAAGCATCAGAAGTTTTGCCGCTATCATTAGCAACCTGTTTTAACAAAAACTCTTGTTTACGATACTGGCTTTGTAAATTATTAAGACTTGAACCCAGCTGTCGGTATTTCTCAACACTTGCACTAGCAGACCTATGTTCAGCGTTTAATCGATTCACATAAGCCATTGAAGCTTCTTGTGATTGCCGATAAGCGTGCTGTAAACCGGCTAAACCAGAAGTTTGATACCTTACTGCGTTTTGTGCTCGGCTTGCCTGTGATTCGTAACTGGATAACTGCTTATTAGCTTGTTGAATCTGCTTTTCTAGCTTTAAGAATTGATCAGCCTGTTTCTTATTTGAAACATCTAATTCTTCTTGTCGCGAACGCAACTCCTGAATTTTAGCCTTCTGAAGATCAATAACTTTGTTCAATCCGCGATAACGAGCAGTAGCAGCTTCAGTGTAATTACCAGAATTCTTTAATGCTACTTCTTGTGCACGCCAAGCATCACTAGCTCCACGAATTGCATTCCGAAAGGCGGATAGACTACCTACCGCACTAACCGCATCAACAGAAATTCGCGTTGACATTTCATTTTGTACTTTCAATCTATCCACCTCCTAATATTCGTGCTAGTTTTTTATGAGCATCCTCAGAGTTCATTGGCCTATCTTCTCGAGATTGAGCCTTCATAACTTGAAGAATTTCTAAGTAATTTTCTTTGTCTAATGTCGAAGGTGTCACTCCACTTTCGAGCATTAATCTCTTTTTTAAATAATTACGATCCTCAATTTCTTGTTGATATTGATCGATTATTCGTCTGATTTCACCGGTTGTTCTTTTGGGTGTTTCGTTTCCTCAACTTCCCTTTCAAAATCAGCAAACGATTCTGCCTTACCACCTTTGACCAGGCCGCACACATATGACATGTAAAGATTTAATGTCTGAGAATCTACGTGATTATAAATTTTATCGACTTGCTTAGTACTTAAACCAAACAAATCTTTCAAGAAATTCATAGACTTCTTCATAGCATCACGTTCCGCTTGCAAGCTTTTAACCATATCGTCATTAGCATCAATGGAATACATTGCAATCATAATTTCATCAGCTTGATCTACTTGTGACCAGGAGCCTTCAATTTCCATTGAATTTTTCCCAATTGCTAATGGCTTAGTGTCAATTTTCATGAATTAGTTCCTCCTAAAAGCCGCCCTTGCGTATTGTTTATTTCTTAGGCGACGATTTTTATTAAACAGTTGGCTTTCTTACATCTGATTGATCAGCTTTAGTAAATGAACTGGTACCGGTAGCCTCAACATATGAAGCCATTGGGTTGTCACCTTTGTAACCGCCAAACACTTCCGCAAGCATAGTGTCGTAATCCCTCCAGCTGGAATCACCAGTGTTGTAATCCTTGAAGGCTTGCTGAGAACCATCGGCGTTTAGAAATACATTGTTTGGAATAGGAGCCATTGATTGATAAGTAAAGGTTGCATTACTATCAGTTTCGTTCTTGTTAGAAGTACCGTGGTTCCGAGTAGGGATAATAACTTCACCGTTGGCAAAGCAATCAAAGTGCCAGTTACCATCAAAGTCGTGGGAGGCAATCAACAAAGCAACATGAGGCTTTTGATTAGCTAAAACACGACCACCATTAACGCTTTGATAACCAACCATCTTACTTGCGTCTTCGTATGGAATATCCAACATAGTTAATGCAACTTGCGGAGTAGGAACCCCATGATTAATTCGTTTAACTTTGTTGTTAGCATATTGCTGTTGACCAGCTTCTTCTAGTGCAGTGATGTTAGCTGTAGTAGCACCATCACCATCACCGTCCCAAAGAGCGATACCTTTTTCACCAAGGCCGCCTTTGTCTGGTTCTGTAATCAGGACACCCTTGTTGTCGGTAATGCCGGCCATAACAAAGTCAATCCCTTTAAATGACATACCTGCCATTGCTTTCACTCTCCTTTAATCATTAAATTTTTAGCAAAATAAAAGGCCTTAGATACTTGATGAGTATCAGGGTCTTGAATGTGATCTTTTGATTGTTCAACCGTCCAACCATCTTTGACAAACAGCCGGGCTAATGCAATTTCATCATCTAATTTACTAATTCCCGAATTAAGCTTATAGAAAATTTGTACTTCCACACCAATCGTCCAGCCTTTAAAAGTGGCATTGGCATAACCAGTTGGCTCGTTCAGCCATTCAGAAATACGTAGAATGGTTTTGTTAGTATTACCAGCCAATTCACGAGGAATAGCACCAACTACGATTCGATTAATCCATGAATAATGAGCAGAAACAATCAACTTATTTGCTTGTGTAGTTGGAAGTTCCATTGTCTCCGCTCCCTTCATAGATTTTCTTTTCAGCTTCAAAAACAGCTGCTACTGATGCCCGCCGAGTATTATCAACGAAGCTATCACCAGTAATATATTTGGTGCCATCGTTTAAGAACCGTGCAATCCGGGCATGGTTAATTCCACTTTCATCTTTGCCAGTAAAACCAGCGACAGAGTTTCCATTATCTACACCATCAACGTCTTTGTTGTCAAAAGTAATCGAATCAGCCAAGTGTTTAACTTTGCCAATTTTCCGACCAGCTTGATAGTGACGCTTACGAGTTTCTTTTTTTAGTGCTTCAGCATAAACGGTCGCCCCTGCTGCAGTCATCGCCTTACGCTTAGCTTGACTAGGGACAATCATCTTTTCAGTATTACGGCCAAAATCTTCTAGTAAACCAGCAAAATCAGTCATTCGCATTACCTACTTTCTCAACGTCCTGAAGAGTAATCAAATCATAGCGAATAGGCGTATGACTGTCGTCACGTGAAATCGTGACAATTTTATAAATGGTTGGTTCACCATCAATCTTGGCTAATTGATCATCTTTGACATGGTACTGGGAGCGAACGGCGACTACGATTGTGCCACTCAACTTAGTACCCAATAATTGGTATTGCTGAGTTAATGATCGTTGGTAAAAAGCACAGTGTAACTTTTGCTTGGGGACAAATATTTCTTTAGAGCCTTCTAGGGTATCAGTAGGGACGGTGTCTGTCACTCCTAATTCAATTAGATGATTGAGCCGGCTTATCGGTAGCCTCATTACTATCACCCTTTTCTTCAAAAGTATTTCTAATTCCACGCAGTTGACCAATAATGCTATTCACTGTTAAGTCAATTGGAAATGTTTGTGTATCAGACAATGACAATCGGTTTTGAAAATAAGTGGCCGCTAATGATACCACGGACATCATGACTAGCGAGTCAACATTGGTATCTTCATAGAAACCATTAACGTCCTCGCCGATTGCACTATGAACAAAAGAAAAAGCAGCACGGACATACGATGACAGCAAGACGTCATCATCATCGCCGTCTAAATAAAGCACATCCTTAACCCTTTCAACCGTTGAAGATACATCTAAACTGTCATCCATTGCCTATCACCTCACTACTTAGCAGTATCGCCAGATTTTTCAGGTGTAGTAGCCTCTTGGTTAGCAACGGCCTTGAATGAAGCAACGGCATAAGCGTCACCATCAACTTGTTCAACATCAAAACGATCAATAACACGAATTTTAGTTTCATCATGTTCGAATGAACCTGCTCCAATGTTAGTTGAAAGCAAAGACATATCTTCACGATCAAATAAAGTTACGGCTTGCTTAAAGTCACCGTAGTAAAGAGGGTGAGAACCTGAAATATCTGGTAACCAACGATCAGCAACCACAGTAACTGGCTTACCACCAATCCGATATTGTTCTGGGTTAGTCACATCACGTTGAATCATGTAGCGACCTTGAGCATCCTTAACCTTAGCTAAAACCGCAAAGCCTGATTGATTGGTTACAAAACTAGAAGTAGCAATGATTGCTGGATCAAGGGTATTAAGTTGTAAGTCCTTGATATCATCAAAATTAGCAATAGTTGGCTTCTTAGAAGCAGTATCAAGTACCTTTAAGATTTCTTGATTACGAGTAACAGTAACTTTACGAGCAATCCAAGTTGAAAGCCATGCCAAAATGTTTTCAGCGGTGTCCTTTAACAAAGTGTTAGTAACAGTAGTAATACCTGCGTAACGCTTAATAAGGTACTTGATAGTTGTTAATTCTGGATCGTCATTATCGCCAATTTGGGCGGTTTTGTCATCGAGGTTAGCTAGTGACTTGATTTCAGAGAACTTTTCATAAACCCGTGAACCAGTTGGGGTAGTAACATGTTCAACATTAACCAAATTTTGAAGGGAAGCATATTGACGAACCAAAGTATGAATAGTTGTTTGGACATCATCAGGGATAGTCAATCCAGCGTTGCCAGCTTCAGTCTTGCCAGAAGTAACCATGTCCTTGAAATCACGAACAAACTTGTCTTTAAGGTCAATTTGCTTGTCGTTCAGTGGTTTCTTATCCTTATCGTTCATACGGAATACTTCATTAGCTCGTGCTTCATCAAGTTGTTCCTTCAAAGTGTCACGTTGCATCTTAGCAGCATCACGTTGTTCCTTAAGAGCCTTGAAATTATCATCAGGCTTAAAATCATCGCTCATTGCTTGAATTGCTAACTTGTTATCAAGGTCAGACACCTTTTGACCAGCGGTAATCCAAGCATCATTTAACTTATTGATATCCATTAATTTTCATCTCCTAAAATAATAGCCAGCTTCTGGTCTTTAAGGCTAGGAGTTGGCTTTTCTTCTTTCTTATTTACAGGTGTTTCCACCTTATTTTCAGGCTTGGCATCTCGTGCTTTAGCCAAAACAGTTTTGATTTTTGCAATAGCATTACTATCAAAAATTGGTTGGTTACCAATTGCATTAACCAGTTGTGGAGTTTTAGAACCAGTTGAGATGTTATCAGCAAAACCTTTATCGACTGCATCTTGAGCTGTCATCCAAGTTTCATTTGCCATTAACTGCAAAATGTCAGATCGATCCATTCCAGTCTTTGCTTCATAAGCGTTTACGATTGACTGATCGGTGACATCAAGCATCTTAGAGTCATGGGCAAAATCATCAGAATTTCCCCAAGATACAGTTGAGGCCTTATGAATCATCATTTGACTGGTAGGTGACATATTAATTTCATCCCCGGCCATTGCAATTACAGAAGCAGCAGAAGCAGCTAGTCCTTGAATATTAACTACCACCTTGCCAGAGTATGCTTTTAGCATGGTATAGATCTCTGAAGCGGCAAACACACTACCACCACCAGAGGCAATATCAACTTCAACATCCCCATCGCTATTATTAAGGACGTCTTCAACCATATTAGGGCTAACACAGTCGTAACCTAACCAATCGTAGATATCAGCATCATCATTGCTAACAACGGCACCTTTTACATTAATCTTCGTCATCGTTATCATCTCCTTCCGCTGATTTATCATCCTTAGAAGTCGAGATAGGAACGGGTGGTGTACTTGCTTCAGGCATTTCTTCAGGGAAGTAGTTGCTTTCTTTAAGTAACCATGCCGCCTGGTTAGCAGCAAGTATTCCGTTCTTTCGTAAGTTAGAAATCGTTGTTGCATAACTGTCACCAAGCGGGTCAATTGCAGAACGCAAATTGAGATTAATGTTTGCATTAAGCTTATTATTCAGCTCACCGGTTACAGCCTTGGCATACCGAGCTAGAGACTTCACATAGGCATTCCCCATCATTTGAATTGAAGATTGCTGGTCACCTTGACCATTAATAATACTGTCAGAAACACCGTAAACCTTAGCGATTTGAGCACCCGTCCAGCTAACTTGATTAAGCAGTTGAGCAACATTACTTTTAACTTCAAGCGGTGTGTATTCTTCCAAGTCATCAATTACAATCGGTCCATTTTCTGACTTTGAGGTCTGCTTCATGAATTTACGGGAACGAGAAGCCTTGTCATCATCGCTGAGCAATCCTCCGTGTTTAATCGATAAAATACCTGGAGCAATGATAGAACGTCCCAGAGCACTCAAGGTAAGCTTATTTGACTTATCCTTAATTTGCAGTTCATTAGCTAACGCACTCAAGGGACTAATCCCAGTCTTCCCACCGTTTTGTGATAACAGTCGAATGTGGATTAAGTCAGACTGAGGGACAGCTTCCATCACACCGACTTCGGGTTCATCAAAGTTGATGTTGTAAATCAGTCCAGAACCGTCTTCTAACAAAAAAGGAGTAACTTGCGAAGGCCGCAAATACTCCCATGTCATATCTGTTCCGTTTTGATTTCGCCAACGGTAAGCAAAACATTCACCGCCTAGCAACAGTTGTGCAAACATTGATTGCCAAAAGGCATGTGCATTACTCGTCTGCGTTGGGTTATTAAGAATTCCCTGTGCTCGAGGTGCATCCGCTTTTAATTTCCCGTTTGCTAAATCAGCACTTAACTGAAAAACAATTGAATAAATGTCAGAGTTCTTCAAAGCTGTCCGGGCGTCTACATACTTATCTGAATTATCAGGATTTAAGAAGTGCAGAATATCAGTATCATCTGCAATCGATAGTCCCGGACTAACCTTTTGATTAAATAACGGCAATAGCTTTCACCTCCTTTCTATTGAAGGCTAGCTATCTTCTCCGATAGATAACCAACTAGAATCAAGCCAACAGCGATACCGAAGATACCAACTGCAAAGCTCAATAAAAAGCATCCCCAGATCGCAAATAAAATTGCACCAAGGAAGCAAATGATATCAAAATACTTCCAAATACTTGTAAAAATGTCTTTAATCATCAAGCAAACCACTATCCTTACTTTCAAACCATTTTTTCACTTGTTCTGCAGTCATCCGGTCAACTTGTTGACTCTTGTCGTTAGCAATTCCGAAGTCCTCAAAGTGATACATTCCTTGATAAAGTGCGTCAATGATTGCATCGACCACATCAATCTTGAGGGTTGCCTTTGCTTTATCAACTTGAATTCCAATTTTATCTTCATAGATTTCAGCATTGATTAACGCCTTCTCCATGATTTTGTCATCTAAACGACTGCAGTTGCCCTCAACAAAAATCTTTTGTAAGAACTTCGTTGGGTCTTTCAATTCGCTAGTCCGTTGCCGAATCGCTTCAAGCGGAAAATTGGTATTAATATCCATTTGCTTAATCGCATTAGTAGCTCCCCAGGCATCGTAACCGAAGAAAATCACGTGTAAGTTATTCTCTTCAACATAATTAAGTAACCAGCTGTATACCTGGTCATCATTAATTAGTCCTTGCGGGTGACTAGTAATCGTACAGTAACCTTTTTTAGCTAGCTCACGATAGTCAATGCCATCTTGCTTTTCCTTGGCTTGAATTGAGCCGGCCTTTTCCCATGGGATAAAGCTATGTTGTTCAATGTGCCACTTTTGCCGTCCATCCCCGTCTTGATAAGGATAAACAAAGGCAATTGCGGTGTTGTCACTAAACATTGAGTAGTCAAATCCAATGTAAACATCACGGCCACGAATATCGAAGCTAGGAACAATTGCCCGTTCAATATCAGACAGTTTCAAATAGCTATTTGTAGCTTCTTGAAGCCACAAATTCAGATTTTTATTTTGAAAGTCGTCAACCGTTCCGGCAAGCATATCTGAATCACGCTTATCACGGAGGCCATTAAGTAAAACATTGCGCTGGTCTTTCAGATCTAAAAGTGGGTTCGACTTAATCCATGTATCTTCTTTAAAAGTTTCGTCTAAGCTGTCCTGTGCCCAGATCAATCCTAATTCTTGATCGGCTTCGCGGCTAAAGTCTCGTTCCATAGCTTGCTGAATTACTTTTTGATCGTCGTGAAAAGGTACTGATGGGTCAGGATAAGCCGTTGAAATTTCAATGTATTGATGATTAGGCTTCTTAATTTGACCAGAAACAATCTTCTTAGTCCCTTCGCGGCTGTGGATATTACCGATTTCGTCAAAAATTGCGGTCGTAAAGTGATATGAGTCGTACTTGCCCGCATTGAAAGATAATGGCCGCAAATTATTGTTGAATTTTCGCATATTCACGCCGGTATGCTCATGAATGATGATGTCGTCTTCTTGTGCTAGTTTGGCAAAGACAGGTTGTTCTTCAAAAATCTTCTTTAGCATATCGGTGATATAACCGTATAGCTTACCGGTTTGATCATAGTTTTCTGCCGTAACAAGGAAGTCTTGATTAGACAGTCCCATTGACTCAATTAAAAAAGAATAGACCATATAGATAGCCATCAGATACGTCTTGCCTTGTGACCGGGCTACAGACAATATAACTCGTGTGAAGCGCTTATAGCCTAGTTCATCACGCCAGCCAAAGAGCATTCCAAAAATAAATTGTTGCCAAGGCATTAACCGTGTTGGCTCGCCAGTGTCAACGTTAGGACAGATTTTTGCAAACTTAAGAATTTTATCAACTTCATCCACATCATAGTAAAACGGGAAATCATCATTGCCTAGTCTTTGCAAATCTCTTAAATGCCTAAAGCAGGCCAGCTTTATAAGGTAACCAGTAGTTATCTTCTCATCTAACACATCAAAGGCATACCGAGTTGCCGGGTCACGATACTTCTTTCTAATGTTGTCAAAGTCAATACCATGATATGCTCCTAGTACGTCATGGCTTTGCGTTAAATCGATCATACAAGTCCAGCCTCCTTCAACTGTTCAGCCATTGATTTCTCTTCCTTGTGACTAGCAATTCGCATCAATTCTTGTCGTCCCTTAGGCGAAAGACCGAGCTGCACACCAACCGAATTCAACTGATTAAGGGCATCCTTCATAGTAGCCACTGCTGGATTTTTCCTAAATCCAACGAAGTCTTTACCGATAACGGCACCAGTTGAATCTTGAAGAGATGTGTAAATCTTCGCTTGAATGCCATTTTCTTGAATATCTTGATAGGCATTTCGATAGATTTCGTAGTTAGCACAGTATTGTTCAACTAATCCAATGTCGATTCGCTCTACTCGCCCAGTAGCCTCTAAAAAGGGCACGATTTTACGCCAACAGGCACTAGCTAAAGTACCCAAATAATGCGGTGGTGTAGCCGGTAAATGCCCGTTATTCTGCTGATAATAGACCTTTTTAGCCATTCAATGCCCTCCTTTCTGCTCTGGTTACCCCCCTGGGTCAAAAATTTAAAAATTATCGTTTGCACGCAAGACGATTGAAATGTGTGCGCTCTTTTTGACCCGACGTTAGGGTCGGGGGTAAAAATTATTTTGAAAAAAGTTTTTTGATTTCAAAAATTTTTCTAACTTCTGAGACTGACTTCAGTTGATTGCCTTGACCGGTACCATAGTAGGATTGCTCCCACTGTGTCTTCTTGCGGTGACACTCCCGACAGATGGTGGCTAGGTTGTCGATGCTTGCCATTCGTTGTTGGTCATACTCAATCGGCACGATGTGGTCAACTGTTTTGCTGTTAGGTTGACCACAGTATTGACATACATAGTGGTCACGGTCCAGCGCTTGTTGCCTTAGCACTGACCATATTCTTGTCTTATAGAACTGATACTGCTTTGACTTAGTATCATTACGATAACGTGTCACGTTATTGTACTTATGTTGATACTGTTTGCTATGTGCTCTAGCCCAGCGTTGCCTATTAGCTAAGTACTCTGCTTCATGTTCATGATGCTTAGCACAGTAATGATTAGGCAACTGTACCATCGCATGACATCCTGGTTGTCTGCATCGTCTATACCTTGGCATATCACCACACCACCTTTCTAAATTTGTGTACAAAAAAGCACCTGCAAATTGCAGATGCTAATGAATAAGGGCGGCCGGATTCGAACCGGCACCTCCGACGTTACACGCGTTTCATCGGTTCACCTATAACATACGGCACATGATTAAACATCTACCATAATCAGGCCCATTGAAATTCGCTTTTGTGTATAACGCCTTGTCCTCCCTCTTAGACGATTCACCCTTTGTATTTATTATATGCTGACTTAACAACATTAATCAAACGTCTTTCATACCAATTAGGTTTTCTATCTCCATGTTCATTATGATTGTACCCAATATGTACATGGGGAAGTTCAGGCTTATTGTTAATTTTATGAGGAGTTCCAGCAATATCTATTTGTGCTAGTCGTAATCCCTTGCGGTTATATAACGATATTGAACGAGGTCCACCTTTGCCAACAGTCACATAGATTCTTCCTTTTGTCATCGTCTCCATTGGAACTTTTGAATTACGTGCATCATTATACTGCACAAATTTAATGTTTTTATATTGGAGCAACGTACGGTATTCTGTTCCATATTTTTTGCCTTTCACACTCACACCCGAAGATGCGCCACGTCCACCCATGATCACAAACCTCTCAATCGCTTTACATTGTCATTCTCGTAATAAACAACATCAATGTCTTCTGGATAGATAAAGTCAACCTCACCGCCGTAAATTAATAGTTGCTTAGGGTGCAATCGACTAATCATTTCTAAAACTCCTCGTTGCCACATCTTATTGGCTTCACTACTCTTTTTCACACCAATCGTACTAATAGATAAAGTACTACGTGAAGGCAATCCATCAAAGCAGAAATCAAATGACCGTTTATCGGCCCATGATACAGTTGGAATAACTATTAATCCTAGTTGCTGCATCATTTGTCCTAACAAACGTGAACGGTATACGTTCCATATCATCATAGGTAAAGGCATGTCTTGATATAAGCTAAAATCTGGAGTTAATACACAATCAAATTGGCTTAATTTATCAATATAAAGCCCTGGTCTATTCCAAAATCTTTCAAATTGGTAATCATCTAAATAAAAATGGATTCCAGCCGAGTTATTCGCTGTTTTTAATTGATTAAATCCTACTAATGATTTTGGCTTATAAATTGTTGGTGCTAACACAGGCATATCAAATTTACCGGTTGCCATATCAGATGAATAATATTCAAGATTATACTTGCTTATCGTTCTTTGACTTCCCATGTTTTGTGTAGCTATCCTCCGTTTTGCGCTTTTCTTGTTTCATTGTTCGTTCAGCATGACATAACATTAAATACTCTTGCCTAGATGCTACCAAGCCAAACCGTTTAGTTTGAAACATTTTTCCTCCAAACAAAAAAGCCAGCCGTTAAGCTGACCAAATCCATTGATATGTAAGTGTTTGTGATAGATTATTTTCTGCTAAACGCCAACTGTGAAACGCTTAAAAACATTGATATAACAGCATTTTAACTTGTGGAACATTTCTTGACATTTCTATTGAAATACCTTACTATACTCTTGTACAGAAAAAAAGCAATCACGTTTTCGGCTTTACGTAATTGCTTTCCCACTATTTGTTGGTTTTACATTGCTGTGCATTCTGTGTGTGTCTTGCTATTGCAAGGCTTTTTTATTTTCTGATAAAAGTTACCAGAATTTTAAATAAACCGCTACCCAATGTACCGCCCAGTACTACAGCAATAGCAGTTACCGCAACCTTAAAGTACATCCAACGAATAATTGATCTTCTCAACGATTTTGGACAATCTTCAAGTTGCTTGATTATATCTGGTAAGTATTTCATTACCCGGGCATAATTATTTTCCTTTACAAAGCTAGAAGCACTCGTAAAACTGACAAGCGTCTGCATTTTTGCATCCCCTCCTGTGCTGGTGAAGTCGTAACAATAAACGTCTGCACAGTAAGAGGTATAACCAACGTCATTTAGTATACCATTTAAAAGTGTAACATTGTATTCAAATTCGCTTTTATTTTGCAAAATAAGCCTTTTTAAGCCACTTTCACTCCATATTAGTGAAGTGGCTTAAATTATATTTAAATGGCTTAGAAAAGCTGTTAGAGCATCTAAAACATTTTAGTAACAAAAAAGCCCCCATAAATTGGAGACTTTATATCAAGGCTAATGGAAGAAACATCTTAGTAAGTAGGTGCTTCCTCCTTTCGTTGAATGTTGCTTTAATCAAAAATAGGTGTGCCTTGAAAGCTAACGAACAGATTTGAACTGCTATCTTCACATTGGTTGAAACGGAGCAATGGTGACGCTCTACCGTTGAGCTACGTCAGCATAATACAGAAATGCTTGCATCCACTAATCGTTTTTGAATTTTGTTACTCTTTGCATCTCTGTATCACATCACGGCGTGTGACAAAAAAGTACTATGCAATTACGAAAGAGGAGCGTTCATCTCCTATCATCGTTTAGTTTGCCGTGATAAAGCTGAGTAGTTAAAGGCTTGCTCGGGCACGTTATTTGAAAAGTAAAGTCGTTTCTGTAATCATTCGACAATACCATAATAAAGCCGTTTTTCTTGAAAATTACGCCAAACTACCGCCAACTTTGCGCCAAAACACCGCCAAAGTACCGCCACTTTACTTTTCGACTAAAACATTGGCTGGAATTATTCTTGCTGCTTCCCACAATGCTTCTTTCTGCATACGGTTAAAAGTACGCTCAGAGATATTCAGTTTCATTCTTACCTCTGTTATTGAGCGATGATGATGAACAAAGCGATTATCCAGTATAAGCGCATATAATTCATGCTCGTCTCCCTTTGAAGCAATGTACTTGAGAACTAGTTCACGTCTCTTCCATTCGTTTTGTGCATTTGTCCAATCGATCATACGACGATCAGGATCATATGTCCTTGCTTTAGGCTGTCCGTCAAAATCAGGCGATCCTAGCGTAATTTTCTTTTTTTGCGCTTCGTCCCTCCAATACCAATATTTAGACAACCATTCACGAGCCATGTCGCACGATTCATCACGTTTATACTTTTCAAATATGCTATTCACTTGCCCTACTCCCCTTGTGATATAATTATTTTGTTATACATATATCTCAAGGGCGCTCTCACAGTAGAGCGTCTTTTTTAATGTTATCCAAAGAAAGAAAAGACAGCATACCAAATGCTAAATACCATATATAGCACTCCACCTAGACCTAACAATGCAATGCCAGCAATCATAAGCCCGATAAATCCAATTACTGTATATCCAGCAAAACTACGAATTACTCTTCCCATCTTTTTCCTCCCGTTTCAATTTGTTTTCTTCTCGCCGTTGACGTTTCTTGCGTCGGTGATTTTTACTTTTACTTTTTGATTTTGCCATGCTTAATTCCCCCTAGTTCAATAAGTCTTTAATAATTGAAGCGATCGGCGCACAAGCGTGAATAATATTAACGATTAAGCATAAGAACGTGATTATGCTTAAACTTCCGCCTGCAAATGCTGCTACTGCACAGCCATCAGTATAATCTGTCCCATAAACTTTATCGTGAAACGACTGTTTTTCACCCTTTTTAAAAAGGTAATGTGCTAACCAAATAGTACCGATTAGTACAGCGATAAAAAGTACACCAAATAGAACGGATAGAACGATTGCTGACATTTGATATTGTTGAATCATTGTCTTAGCAACGGCCGGTAACTCGCTCAATTGTCCATTCAGTGTTTTCAATAATTCTTGCTCTGCTTCATGCTTCATCTAATCACACCTCTCGTAAGTTCGCTCGAATATATCCTTATCAATAGCCCAATGCTCACCATCTATGCCAGTAGCGATATAATCATATGGTTTTACCTCCATGTCACCCTCTTTAGTCTTTAGAGTATAGAGAGGCTTATCCATAAAATAGTGAGCTTCTGGGTGAACAAAGATGCCATACTTCACCATCATCGTCTGCGTGCCATTGAACTGTTCAGCCTCAATTAAGGCTGTCTTTCTGTATTTGTGTATCATTTCAGGTTAGTCTCCTCAATCACATAGCAATCACTATCGTCTGGATAATTTTCAATTGCTGTTTCAGCAGCTTCCTTAGAACGAAAAGCATCCATAATCCAAACATCGTCATAAACTTGATAGTAAACAACATAGATAGTCATTATTCTTCCTCCTCATTTAGTGGGCGACCACACATAGGACAATAAAAAATAGTAGTGCGTGTTCTTAATTCGTAATGTGTGTCATACATTTTCGTTTCAACATACCAGTGTCCTGGAAAATCGGAATCGATATATGAAAATCCACTGCTGTATTCATCAGTCCACACGTCAAAATCTAAATGACAGTACGGGCAATTCTTTTGCTTTTCAGTTAATTTCATTCAATACCCGCCTCTTTTAGCTTTTGATCTACCATGATTTCAATACGCTTATACCCGCTGTCGATTTGCTTAGCCAGTTCTCTTAACGAATGAATAGGCTTGCCAGCATCAACTTTCTTTTCGTAGAACTTGATAGCTTGGCCATACGTCTGAAACCACAATTTTTGCCCCGATGGAGTACCGTTCTTTCGCATTTTGCCATCTTTCTGAACAAGGTTAAGTACTTCGCCGTCACTGACAATGGCAAACTTATTATCTAAATCAATCGTTATCATTAGCCCTTCACCTCATATAGTAATAGTCTGTTATCTTTAGCTCGCTTATGTGTTGTTGGGTAAGTTAGGTAGATCATCTGCTTAATAGTGCAATGATACTTCTTTGCAAGCTCAACAATCGTGCCACCATCAACGTATTTGTCACCTTTATACATGGCGAAATAACGATCTTTTTTAGTCCGCCTCATCGTCTTTGACCTCTTCCTTCATTGCGTCAATTGCAGGTGCCAAGCGTGGATTATCTTTCTTGAGCTGTTCTAATTCTGATTCAGTCCATAATTCGTGATAGTTATTTAATTTATTATCAGTTGTAGATGTTATATACCAATCAATTATTGGATAATTTACGGTAGGACGATGTAAACCGATATAATTTTTGCTACAATCCGAATCGTCAATCCACCGCAAACGATACTTCTTTTCTGGAAAACGTTCTTCGACTGGCGTATGAAGAAATTCTTCAATCAGTGCTGATAGATACTCGCGACTTGATTTGCCAAAGCTGTAAAGGTAATAGTTCTCAACAAACTTAATTTCTAACAAGTTTGTTGTGTCGCAAGGAATCTCGACTACTGCAAGATCGCTATCATTGTAAATGGCGATTACACCATCTACCTCTTCCGCTTCCATACGTTCATTTTCGTTTACTTTTTCGATAAATTCTTTAATTTTCATTGCTTATTCCCTCCGCTTCGTAGATGGCTCTGCTTTATTGCTCAGTGGCCGACCGCACATTGGGCAATAATTCATTACTGGCGTCGAATTGTCGTATTCTGTTTCGTAGTTAGTATCCTCTAAGCATGGTACAAAAATTAGTAATTCAGGGTCTTTAAGAACAGTAATTTCCGTTTTTTTACCAGTTACATCATTAATCAAATATCCATCAAAAATTGGATAACATGGACGATCACTAACCACATGGCAATATGGGCAATTCCTTTGTTCTTCAGTTAAATCCATAACCAATCAATCCTTCCTCAATAATTTTCACCGCATCCCCAGCGGACCTAGCGATTCCATGAATAATTTCTCGTTTAGTTAACATTTCATGAAACTTTATCTGGTCTGCCCTTGGCTTACCTTTTTCGTTTTTCACTTCGATATAAAACACTTGATGATCAGACCAGCGAAAGCCGTATAGATCTGGATGACCACTAGGGACACCAGCACTGAAGAATCTCCCGTCGGCGGTTTTAACATTACCAACGTTCACCCGGAACACTGTGCAATGATGCTTTGACAATGCCACTCGAATATCGTTTTGAATTTTGTGCTCAGCAGTCACTAGTAATTCATCTCAATTTCTTCGATACTATCAACAGCTTCACGTGGAATAATTATCCGGCAGTTATTCCGATTTTTACCAATCAAGAAATGGCAACTTATGTCATGCAATGCTCGTTGGATTTCTTGGTAACTGCCCTTGTAGTTATAGACGTTTCCGCCAATTGTGTGTATTTTTATCATATTTACCTCCTTTTAGTGACGATGAGTGACGGTGAATTTTAATTACTGTTCACAGTTTAACCGCTTGATACTCTAGGCCTTAGCTTCGTTTGTGAACGCTATTTCTCACTTTTTAGCCAAAAACTTTTTCTGGCGCTTCTCTCTGTATATACCTACTACTAATAATTTTTATTAATATTGGTGTCACACTGTTCACAGATGTGCTTAAATCGTTGATATATCAACGATTTAACTGTGAACGCTAACAGTATTTTACCGTTCACATACCGTTCACAACGTCACGCATTACATATCCTCGTTTAATTTCACCGTTAACCCTTCTACGACTTTTTCTAAATCCGAACCGGTTCACCATAATATTAGAAATCTGGTTACCAATTTTGCGATTTTTTACTAAATCAATTCCTGGGGCAACAGCTAACGACAAAGCTTCATTAGTAATGAAATCTTTATCCCTAAATTGATTGTTTAGAGCTTCGTCAATCTTATCTTCCAGTTCATCGGTATACATAAATGATTGACGATGCTCGTCTAATTTTTCTTCCTGTTCGCTGGTCAAAGCAAAAATAAAACCATCCTTGTATAACTGCATGGCCTCGCCCCAGCACTGTTTAACATATTTATCAGTTAAATCAGTTACTGGGTGATGTTTTTGTCGCGCTTTACTAACGTGAAGCGGTAAAAATCGTCGTTCACCGGTTTTGTCCTTCAAGTAGTACAATTCGTTAGTTGTCCGAGCCATGACGAAGTTCTTCGCGAACCGTTCCGCTTGGTGACCGTATGGTTTTCGATACTCAAATTCCTGTAAGGTAATAAACTTTTTTAGGATTTCAAAGCTCGCATTGTTAGTGGCTGTCATTTCATCATCGTTAATAATCAATGCTCGCCGCATCACCGCATAATCATCTTTATTATCAAAAGTTGAGAACTGGTCTGTGTAATAACCTAACGGTGCAATCTTTTGTAAAAATGTAGTTTTACCTGCACCTTGGCCACCAACTAAATCTAAAACAAAGTCGAACTTAGTTTTGGGGTTGTGCGCCTTAGCAACCGCACCGACAAAGAATAATTTAGTGATTAATTGTGTTACAGACGTTTCTTCAACTCCTAAATAATCTCCCATGATGTGATTTAGTCGTTCTTCGTGATCCCAGTTTTTGTAGGCATCATCAAAGTAATCAATAACTGGATTATAGTGATGACGCATTGCTACAACTGTAATGGCACTCCGGATTTTCTTATTATCAAACAACACTCCATAATCAGAATTGTTTTCAATATACGAGGCAATTTGATCTACATATGCATCCACTAATTGACCGGTCTTGAACATCAATTCACTGTTTGGCTTTACGACGTCAATTTCAGTCGTGAACTCATTAAATCGAAACGTATCCTTCAAAATCGGATCACGTTCTAAAATAATTTCAATGTTCACTAAACTATTGTTCTTCAATTGACCGTATTTATTAGTCTTGAAACCCCAGTTATTTTCTTCTTTGCTGGTTAATTGACTAAGCTTTTCTGCATTCTTTTTATCAAATGGCACTACCTTATCATTTTTTTCACTCAACCGTTTCACCTCTTCTCCTGATTTCTTTCTTAATCATGCTGTTAACCGTTGTGACTACTTCGTTATCAGTCAAGCTATATTCGGTTCGACTATTAGCAATTCTGGATAATTCCAAAACTACTTCTGGTTCAACATTTCGGAATAATAATCCACCAGCGAATGAGGCAAGTGCATTGTTCCGCCCACCAGTTGGGCCTAAGCCGTTAGCAATTTGACTGAACAACTCAGAAGTTTGGGTCTTACCTTTTGGATGATAACGTTCAATTTTCTTTTCGCTAATCGCTGGCTTTCCTTTTTCTTCAATCAGCTGGATTAATTCTTCGGCTGGTTCAATCATTGGTTTACGGTTTAACCAGCTATAAGCTTTTTCATCAATGATTGATGGTGCTACGACCACGTAATTATTTGGATGGGCTTTAATATCGACACCTGGTAAGAAACCAATATTTTGTGTAATTCGTTCAGCAGGCTTCTTGAAGAAAAATTGATAACCATTGTGGGCAGTCTTTTGGCATAGGGTATTAAACCATTCTGGATGTTTTAGTTCTTTGATCGCCTTGGTTCCATCATCCCCGTCTTCGTGGCGGTCAACATCAATGACAAAGAACTTATCAGTTTTAAGAGCGATATTTGCATAAGGATGTGTTCGCCAAAATTTAGTGATCTCATCAACGCTTAATGGTTTCTGATCGGCAAATTTAATTAACGGGCGTTTATTAATTGTCGGTATTACGCTAAAGCCATGTTCAGCATATTGTTTGGCATAGTTAACCAGACTTTGCATCCCGTTCACATCCTTTGCTTAGAATGGCAAATCGTCATCGTCAATGGTTGGTTCAGCGTCACTATCGCTATCTGCTACTGGTTCTTCCTTAGCAGTTGGTTCTTCAACCTTGATTCCTGGTCCAAAGTCATAATTACGATATGGATTATCAGGATCCTTCTTGTTTGGCGTAACTGTAATGGTCATTTCTAAAGTTTTACCTTCATAAGGTTCAAATGCTTTGACTAATTTTTCGTAAGCATCTGTTTCGTTGTCCGGGAACAATTCTGGAGTAACGGTTAACCCGACCATTGCGGCAACCTTTGAAATCGTCCGAATGTTACGACTTACAACGAAATCTGGCATTGGCTTTCCTTTAGTAGTTTTAGTAGCTAAGCTAATTCGTAATTGTTCTTTCCGACTAGCATATTTACCCTTGATTACTTGCATTGAGAACCGTAAGCAGTCCCAACCTGACTTGTATACTGGATGATCGGTCTTATCTAATATCACTTGGTAAGTACCAGCTGGAATCAAATCCGTTTGGTTAGCACTATCCTTTTTTGCGTCCCAATCCTTAGTAGCTGCTGCAAATGCTTCTTGTAATCCCATAATTAAATTCCTCCTAAATTATTTTTCAAACATGCCATCGCATGATTCGAGCAATTTTCTGATTATTGGATCAGAAATGTCGTCTGGCTTATATTTAGCTCGCCGATCAGTTACTGTTCTTGTATAAGTGTCTTTACCAAACTTTTGTGTATGAATAACTAAATCACAGTTACCTGCTACAATGTTGTAATACTTTGTTTTTAACGCTGGTACGGTCTCGCTAGTTCCTGCCGCTAAATCAGTTTTTTCTTCTTCACGGCTAATCCAAATAACATTGATTGGTAAAGCCTTTAAGTCTAATACTAAATTTTCTATATCTGATTTTAAGCGGCCAGTTCCTTTACCGTATGATAGTGAGCCGGAATTAATATCTTTTTCTCCCGCTTCTTCTACAATCTGTTTAGCTAAAGCGCTGACTACATCTTCAATAGTGTCAATTGCGATTGTCTGATATGTCGTCCCGGGTAATCCCTGAACAATATCTTTTAATCGCTGTCGAACATCTTTCACTGGTTCACCATTTCTATGTGTCAATAAATTAATTGGTGGTATTCTACTTTGCTTGGCATTACCATCCGTATTTATGTCCAGTGAGTGTGGAAAATAACTAGCAAAAAAAGTTTTCCCACTCATTGGTTTACCGTAAATAAAATAGTAATGTGGTTCTATTTTCGGCTTCTGTGGTTTGTCTTCGGGAAATTCAATCATTTCTTTTTCCTCCTGTTGTTAAATTGGTGCCAGGCCCAGCCTACTGAATAGTTATGAAGCTTGGCATAGGCTTGTAACTCCTTAAGAGTATGTAATTGTTCTGGTGATTTATCGGCAACGTTTGCCATTACTTGATCATCAAGAATCTTTTTAATCATTTCCTTGCGGTGTTTAACTGCTTGATTTTCTTTGATTTCTTGCAAGTCAACATTAACGATTTTGTAGTCTTTGTTTTCCTTCTTTAGTTCATAACCACATAACGGGCAGCAACCATCTATAATCTGGTCGCGATAAAATGTACCGAAACAATAGTTGCATTGTGCAATTGCTGGGCCGTTGTCAGCACTTGACTTAGCTTTGCGTTTATCTTTTGTGACAATAGCTTCGGACCAATCCCGATCATTATTGGGTAATCCAAAATTAAGAAAGTTATCAACGTGATCAATAATGATAGCTGTTTTTCCTTTACGAGGGTTGAGACAACGCATCGAAAATTGTAAGTACAAAGCTAATGAACTGGTTGGTCGAGCCATAATGACACAATCAACATTCGGCAAGTCCACCCCTTCAGTAAAAAGATTTACGTTAGCAAGGATGGTCAACTGTTGGTTACGAAACTTCTGTACTAATTCATCACGAACTTGAGAATCAGTATTACCATCTATTTCAGCTGCTGAAATTCCTACTTGAGCAAACTGTTCAGTAACTTTTTTCGCACTTTCGATTGAATGACAATAAACTACTGCTTGTTTGCCGTTAGCTAATCGTTGGTACTGTTGAACAATGTGACCGTAAATCTGGTGACTGATAGCTTCATCCATGCTTTGAGTCGAATAATCACCATTCTGTTTGCGTAGCTTTGAACGGTCAATATCACCTAGTCCGTAATAATGAAACGGTGCTAAGAAATGATGTTGCGTTAACCATTTGATTGACTTACCAACGATAATGTCGTCGGCAATCTGATCTAATTGATCGTGACCAGTTCGAATTGGTGTAGCTGTAAAGTACAAAATGTAAGCGTTAGGGAAAGCCTCAATAATTCGTCGATAGCTTTGTGCTAAAGCATGATGCGCCTCATCAATCAAAATTAACTGCGGTGCTTTTAGTTGTTTCACTCGTCTAGTCAGTGTTTGAACCATTCCCATTGTTGCTAAATTCATCTTTACTTCTTGCTGTTTGAACGTGCTAATAGCTTGTTCTAAAACTTCTTTGCGGTGAATAATAAACATCACTCGATTGTTTTTTTCAGTAGTTCTTCTAGCTATTTCGGACATGATTACTGTTTTGCCGGTTCGTGGCGGTTGCTGAACAATAATTCGATGGTGACCAGTTCGCATTGATTGATAGACTTTATCAACGGTTTCTTGCTGATAATTACGGAGCTTAAACATTACTTAATCACCGTTCGCCGATTATTCTTCAAGTGTGCCCCCGGAACGTTTGCGCCGTCCTTTAACGCCTTGTAGACTGCTGCCTTGTCAACATCAAACATTCCTTGGTACTTCTCGTAGTTCCGGTACTCACCTGGAATCTTGTCTTCATCGTCAATCACAGTCGACTGCTTGTAGTTCCGCGGCCGTAAGATATAGTCATCAGTGTGGACTTCCTTCAATCCCCGGTCGTCGATGGAATTAGTCATGTAGGTCATGAGGTTGCTCCGTAGGTTTTTTCGATAAGTTAATTCGTCACTGATTGACCGCTTCTTCTTTGTTAAGAAGTCAATGTCGCTGTCCAGTGATTCACACCACTTGGCAATATTGTTAAGTTTGTCATTCCAAGCATCGTTAATACTGTCTAAGGTATCAACCAACACTGTAGGGTCAAGGTCGTCACGATCAGCTAACTGCTGATATTGTTCATTTAGTTCAAATAAATTCAATTTTTACCCCTCCGTATCTTTAATAAGGCTGTTTAACCATTTCACGGTTGCTTTCAATGAATTACGTAGTTTTTCCAGCTCTTTAACATATCTTTCACTGGTACAACGTCCTTGAGCTAATTCATTCATATGCTGGCCATACTTGAAAAGATTGCCTTCAATAAGCTTGTGAACCTGCAAATTGTGTTGATTAATTTTCATCGTCGTCATCACCTGTTAAATCATCGTTATATGGTTCATGATCAATCCAAGGACAATTAGGCATTGACTCGCAATCACCTTCAAACAGCTTGTCCCAATTAATTTTCATAGTTCCACCCCGCTTCTAAATTGATCAACTTATCTAATTTATCCTGAATGTTGTAATAATGAAGTAGTGTCGAATGCTCATCGACAGTTACTTTAAATCCTTCTAGGATTGATTTTTGATTGAACTTCTTTAATTCGATAATTCCTTCAATAGTTTTCTCTTGTTGTTTATTCATGCTATAATCCCCTTAGTTCAATTTTTTAGAATGTAGCGATTGTCGTTACTTATTTGAGCCATCGGTGTTACCAGCGCCGGTGGTTTTTTTGTTTGGATTATCTGGATCACCTAGTGCCCCTAAGATTTGCCAGAATAAGACAAATCCAAAGACAAGGAACAATCCAGACCCGTAAAACAATGAGATTAACATTGCAGCAGTTAAGCTTGTGCAAATCAAAGCTGGTTCATTCATTCGATCACCTCCTTAATGTTTCTTCCGATATTTCGGCTTCAATACATTCAACTTCTCGTGCTCAATTACGTTGACGATTGCTCCAATTAAGAAGCAAGCCATAATTGCGAGCCACGGAATTGCTAGTCCTAACATCAAATCACCTTCTTAACTTGCTAGTTTCTCGTACCAATCAATTTCATCATCGTGTTCATCAAGCCATTGCTTCATCTGCTCAAACTTGACATATGTTCCCCTCATTCCAGGTTCTTTGCCTGATGGATTAATTGCCCATCCCCCGTTCACGTCAAGTGTTTCAGGGAAACGGTCAAAAATTAGATTACGGATCCATTTTTTTGAATGATTGCGGAAGTAGTCCTTACGAACATCATCAAGTGGCGGACAATAAGCACGCAAGTCTTCACGTGGCACAAGATCGAGTTTCTTCACTGCTTCCCTCACAGCAGAATTAATCTGCTCCTCTGGAATCGGAATGCTTATTAGTTGTGCCATCTAATCACCCCCTAAGCTTTAATTACTGGTGCATTTAAGAACTTGTTAATGAAATATTGTTGTCCTTTGCCAGTTACTTTCGTTGTAATGTTGACAGTTGTATGCCCGTCAGAATGATTAATAACTGTTTCTTTAGTTTTGAATAGTCCTAAATCCATCGAACGCTGAGTAGGAATATTACGATTACTTCCTCTCGTTCCCAAGTAGCCATTCTTTCTCATCCAAGCAAACAGTCTATTTTGCCCAATATTTACTCCGTTTTGGCGAAGGATTTTGGCAAGCTGTCCAATTAGAATGCTTGAGTTGCTTGTAGAAACCGCGTCCGCAAACAGTGCCTTAGGTTTCATCTGTTCATTCTCTGCTTGAAGTTGCTTACGTTGCTCTTGTTCCTTTTTCAACTGAGTAGCAAGATTAATGATTGTATCTGGATTAAGCAGCGCTTTTTCAATCGTTTGTGGTGTCATATAGGCACCATGCTTACGGATGGCTGGTAGCACTTCACTTGTTACCCAGTGCTTGAATTCTTTGGCGGTTGGTAACTTGCTACCAAGGATTAATGAATAAAGACCCGATTCATTGATGAGTGTTACCTCTCGATGTTGGCCTGCCAGAACGATTCGTTCAGTCAGCTTATCATCTGCATCAACGTGATCTCGGATTGCCTTTGGACCATTTGAATACTGGAGGATAGCCGTAAGATCACGTCCAATAAAATATGATTCATCGTTAAGCGTCATTGTCCGGACTTGTTGTCCATGAAAATTAAATAATTGTGGTTCGTTCACACGAGTCATCTCCTTTTCAGTAAAGTTCATTTCGATAATCGCAATATTTTATTTAAAAATTTTTTCAATAGGTATCCCTAGTTTCTTTGCTAAAGGCGGTAATTCGGTAGCTTGAAATCTATATTTCCCTTGTTCACGACGATAATATTTTTCCGGTTCTTTAAGGCCTAAAGCAGAAGCCATATCACCATACGTAAAGCCCTTTTTTGACCGTAATTGTTTAATTAAATCAAGATTTATAGTACCTGGCATTTATTAGCCTCCTTTCATTGCATTGCGATAAACGCAATCAATTTACGATTATTATATTACATTGCTATTTTCGCAAAGTCAAGGTTTTTATTGCAAAAAAAGCAATATCTATTAAAAATATTTGCGAATTGCGCTATACTTATTGCGTAAAACGCAATAAGCAAAGGAGGTCGTCCTTTTGAACGATGACATTTTACGAGAAAAGATAATAAAGCTACGAGAAGAACGTGATTGGAGTCAGGCAGAACTCGCTCGACGCATCAACATGAATAATACTGCCTTAAACAAAGTTGAAAAAGGAACTCGTAAATTGTCAAGTTCTGAACTTAGTGAATTGGCTTCTGTTTTTAACGTCACTACTGATTATCTCCTCGGTCGGACACCTACACCTCAATTTACTCGGCGTGATGAACGTGACGTACAAAAGACACTTGAAGAGATGTTCAACGGTTTAAGTGATAAGAACGCTCTTTCATATATGAAAAACGGCGACCAAGAAATTGATGAAGAAGATGCTGAATTATTACGAGCTTCTCTTGAAAATGCAATTCGTATGTCGAAGATTCTTGCGAAAAAGAAATTCACCCCTAAAAAGTATCGAAAGAACGATGACTAGGAGTGAATGTGAATGCGTAATGCTGATTGGATAAAGCGAAAAGCGTTAGAAGTTGTATATGACGCTGGTACAAATAATCCTATGAAAATTTGTGAAGAAAATGGAATCTATGTTTGTCACCGAGATCTTGGTAAGGCTTTTCTTGGACACTATACAAATATTAGACGCATTCCATTAATCACACTTTCATCGCAAAATAGTGAATTTGAAGATACTTATACTTGTGGTCACGAGTTAGGTCATCATTATTGCGATCACGGGAATAACACTGAATGGCTTTCAAGGCAGAACTTAAAGTTTAATACTTGGGGTTCAGAATATGAAGCCAATCTTTTTATGGTTAATATCATGCTAGCTGATGTTGACTTCTCTGAGTTTGAAACAAAGGAACAACTACTAAAAACATATGGCATTCCACTCTGGGCATCACGGTACGTTGATCTTTTATAAAGTAAAACTTTAGCAAAGAAGATGACTACCTTTTATGACCAAACACTGACGTCATTAAAAGCTGAATTTTATTTATATTAGGAGGAATATCACGTTGGCAAAGAAAATTAGGGATGCAGAGGGGAATGTTTATAAAGAAGTTATTGCCCCAGACAAGAATAGGAAAAGAACTCTCGAAATTGTTATTGGAGTAATTGCAATGATTCTTTCTGTTCTATTTATTGGTGGTAGCTTTGGAGCTGCGGCTGTAGCAGATGCTTTTGGTGGTGAGGGTTATTACACCGCCAAAATGATGCTAGGACTTATTCTTGCAATCATTTCTTTTGTTTTAGTATTTTTCATAAACAAAAATCAAAAAGTTATTGGTTGGTCAATCACCATTATGGGCGCAATCATTCTGTTTATGTGCGGTGACTATGGAATTATTCCGGGCATTGTCTACATAATTGATGGCATTTTAATATTAGTTAGAAAATAATTTAGGGAGACTCGTTATATGGCTAAAAAGATTACAGATAAAGATGGAAAAACTTATGTGCAAGTAAAACCATGGTATAAGCGTTGGTGGATATGGGTAATTATTGCTATTGTTGCATTAATCCTAATAGGATCCCTAAGCGGAAATAGTAGTAATAGTAAAGCTGGCTCAGGCTCAGGTAGTAATACCCAAACAAGCTCTCCTTCAAAAATTACTGTTGACTATGATGACTACAATGTCAAATCATCCAAAATTTATAAAGTTGATTACAGCAATAATGATTGGGATGAAGCTGATGTAAAAATCAATAAAGTTACGGTTTATAAATTAGCCAAGCCATACAAATTTGACTCTGCTAATGATGGTAAATATGACATCAATGGATTTATTAAATTAGATATGACCATTAAAGCAAATAGTGATATTTCAATTTATCCTCAACAAGGTACAGCTGTTATCGGTAGTGAACAAGAAGAAGCAGTTGGTGAATCTTGGGACGGAGATATAAATAAGGGTGCTGAAAAATCCGGCGAAGTTTATATTCCAGTTAAAGATCTTGAAAAAACAACAAGTATTTCCAACATAAGGTTTAAGTTTAGTGGCAATGATCAAAACGATATGGAAAGTGACCATGATTACGACTTAACATTGAATCTAGATAACAATTAATATATTTTATTACCGGCTTTATGCCGGATACATAATGACCAAATACTGATGTCGTTAAAAGATGAAATATTAGGGAGTAACTAAAATGAAAAAAATAGGTTTAATTTGTGCAGCTCTGTTAACGTGTGGGAGCTTAGCAGGATGCGCTAAGAAAATTAATAATGTTAAAGCATATAGTACAGAGGTTTCCAGTAAGGTCACCCCTGCTAGTGGAAGTAAAGATTACCAGCAAGGTTTGATGAAGATCAAAGGTACCTCATCCGCCCCTGACGGCTACCAAGTCATGGCCATCAATAGCGACGGTAAAAATAACCTTGTTAGTGGTAATACTTCTATGGCTGGTCACGCTGTTGTTGAGAATGGCAAGTTCACTGGATATATTGATCCGCTGCAAGCTAACAAAAACGCCAAGAAAGGTACCAAACTGAAATACCATTTCATTGCCGTTAAGGATCCCGATAATTTGGGTCAAAAAGATAAAGCAGCTTTTAAGCAACAGGTAAACAAAAAGTTTGATGCAACCACCATTAAGCTGTCCTTCGATCCGACTACATCATACGTCCAAACCAATGTCCAAAACGCTTTAGGTAAAGGAGCAATCGTTTCTAAGAAATCCAAGACTGTTTATACCATTACGCCAAAGAAAGACAGTGCCTTTGAAGACAAGGTTTCCCAATCAATGTATAGCGATAAGGACCAATGGGCAGATATTACTAAGCAAATTAATAGGCTTTCAGCCAAGATTAAAACGCCAGCTGGTAGAGTCGCCCTTGTCCTGATGAACCCAGAAAACCACAAGAAGTTCCTATTCGTTTCTATTGGTGGAAAGACTAAGTTCGACGCAATCACCAGTGGAACAGTTAACAGTGATGCTACCAAGGCTTCAAACATTAAGTCATCTAACGCCAATGCTGCCAGCTCTGGTTCTGCAAGCAGTAGCGGTGATGGCGACGATGATGGTAATGATTTTGAGCTTGGTGTGATCATGGGCTGGTTGCTGGCTTATGACGAGGAATACGGTGACTACACCGACACTGATGCAGACACTGACTCCAGCAGTGACAGCAATAACAGCTACAACGACGATAGTGATAATAACTACAACGACGATAGTGATAACGACTCCGACGAATACAGCTACAACGATTCTGACGATGATAGTTCCAGTGATGATCAAGACAGTCAAAGCAGCAGTACTCCTGCACCTGAACCTGATTTCGATGATGACGATAGCTTTGCTTACTAAGCACTGTCGGGGATGACGGAAGTATTTCGCATAATTAAATTCTTGGGAGAAAATAAATTGAAAAAAATAAGTTTAATTTGTTCAACTGTGTTAATTGGATTAGCACTTACTGCATGTGGTAATTCTTCATCACAAAAGCCAACAAATAGTAGCAATTCATCTAGTAAAACTACTAAGGCTGTTAAACATCATAAGGTACGTAAGGAAAGCGAGAAAGATACACAAAGTTCGTCTAGCTCTGCTGCCTCTAGTCAATCTAATAGCCAAGCCAGCCAAACTTCCACTCAACAAAGCGGTCAAAATAGTTCTCAGCAACAAGCAGTGCAATCAACTCAGCAAAGCAATTCACAGCAAGCTTCACAATCAAATAGCAATGGATTGCCACCAGCTAACGACTTACACGATTTTGTTAATCGCTATGGCGAATCACCTGCTGCCTATTTAGCAGAACACAATGGAATGTCACCCGAACAAGCTGTCCAGTCTGTACCAGATACAATGAAAACATCTGGAGAAATCCAAGATACCTATCAAATACAACAAGGACAAGATCCTTTTAATTAAAAAAAGCCCTCTCCGAAGAAAGGACGTGTAAAGATGGATAGGAACATCTTAATCCTCGGTTAGGTTTAATTAGCATTTTATTGTTGATTTATTGTTGAAATATACAAAATTCATTCTTAAATTAAAAAAATTAAGCCCGTCAATCACGACGGGTATAATTAGCAATTCAAAAGAACATATGTACGGAAAGGAGCATTATAATGGCTAACTTCATGAAACGAGGTAAAAAGTGGCAAGCCCGTATTACTTGGCGAGATGAAAATGGCAAACTACATCAAAAAAGTAAGTCTGGTTTTGATACTAAACAGCAAGCCAAGCAGTACGCGGCTAAATTAGAAGCGAATAGGCTTTCTGGCGGAAATATAGAAAAAGACCCAACGTTTAGTGAGTATTTTGAGCAATGGCACGATGTTTATAAGAAACCATCAATAAGCAACGTGACAGATAGGCACTATACTTTTGTTAAAAATATTATTGATAAATATTTCAAAAGCAAAAAGCTCAAAAAGATTACTCGCTCCTCTTATCAACGATTTATTAATGAATACGGCGCTGAGCACGCTCCTGAAACTGTTAAGAAGATTAATACAATCATCAAAGCCTGTGTTAAATCGGCAGTAATCGATGGAATACTACCAAAAAGCTTTGCAGAACAAGTTAATTTAGTTGCTAACAAGGATAAACGAATGCATGTTGAATACCTTAACCTTGCAGAAATTAAAAAACTTAAGGAAACTGCTCTCAGAGGACGCTCACGGCATTTTACAAGTCGTTACATGATACTAACCGCAATATATACTGGAGCACGTCTAGGCGAAATACAGGCGCTAACATGGAACGATATTAATTGGGTGAAGCATGAAATAACAATTAACAAATCTTGGGACTATGTAGATGGTGGCAAATTCAAGCCAACTAAAAGTGAATCATCTAATCGTACTATCAGAGTAAATCAAGAATTCCTAAATATTATCAAGGAACTTAAACCAAATAACAGTACTATGATCTTTATGAATCAATACCACCGTATTCCTAGTAGCAATGCTGTTAATAAGACTTTGCGAAATATTATGAAAAAAGCTGAACTGAACAAAAAAGACTTTCACTTTCACTCACTGCGTCATGCACATGTAGCCTACCTACTATCGCAAGGCGCTGACTTAACTATTATCAGCAAACGACTTGGCCATGCAGATACAACCGTAACGAGTAAAGTATATGCTTATCTTGTTGATGAATACAAAGATAAAGCAGAAAATCAGATCGAAAAATACTTAGAAAATATATAAAAAAAGAGCTTTGATGTACAAACGATGTACAAGAAAGCTCTAATCCATTGATATAAGCGTACTCTTAACGCTATAAAATGCCTCAGGCAGGATTCGAACCTGTACATGGATAACCATACAACGACCTGAACGTTGCGCGTCTGCCAGTTCCGCCACTGAGGCACTAACTATTTTGTAACATTATTAAGTATACCGAACTCATCAAAAATTACAAGTATTTTTATTTACAATCCTCAATTTGCCCTTATTTAACAAATTGAATCATTGTTCCATATGCGGTTAGGACCAAGAATTTGGGTGCAACCTGCATATTGGCAACATCCGTAGTAAAACGAACCCCAACAACACCATCTGCACCTTTTTCACTGGCCCGCCGCTTTAATTTTTCTTGAACATCACTA